GGTTTCAAGCCCCGTTATGAGCTTTGTTCCCCACTTAATAGTCAATAAATACTGTGCTACTTTTCCCATTTCTGTATGTATTAAATGTTACTTGTTTGAATTGTAAATCTCAATATGCTGATATATAGTTTGCTTTCCTGGTCAAATCCCGGATCATCGCCTTCGTATGTCACATTCTCTATTGTAGTCCCTTCATGTGCCGGGTGAATTGTTAAATCATTACAAGCCTTAGCAGCGCTGTCAATGTGGCCGGCCTGGGCAATAATCTTATTAGTATTATCCTGGCCTGTTCCTATTGCAGTTCCGGTTATGCCGATAGCCACATCATCTATGTTGCTGTAAGCTTTAGTAGTCGATATATATGAGGGAGAAGCTTCTATGTAATCTGTGCCGTTAACGTAGATTATCTTGCCCCCGGCAGGTCCTGTATCTCCAACTGAATAAGCAAGCGCTGCAGCTGTGAATGAACGGCATGGCCTTACATATAAAGCTCCACCTTTCCCGGCTTTTCGCGCACCACCTGAGTCACATACCCAGCATTCATCATTATCAGCCTCTGACGATGACATACAATCGTATGTCAATTCCAGCAATCCATACATAAGAACCAGCTCATCTTTTGAAGGAAGATACCAATCGTTATATTGAGTTGCCAGAGCTTCAATCGCGGTTATTATCAGCTTCTTTTTTGTTTCAACATTATCAGGCGAGGAATCTATAACCGCCACTTCGCAATCATATTCATAGCCTGCCACACCTGACTTAAGCAAAACAGGAGTCTGTCTCTCGGAGTGAACACAAAAAGGAGCAGCAATATCTTCATCTCCAATAGCGAAGAAGGTATTTGTTATTATCCCTGCGAGGGTTGTCTGTAATGCTGCGCTTAACATCTGTTCCCTTTTTTACTCTGTCATTGCGAGAAACGCAGTGACGAAGCAATCTTTATCCTTTATATGCATTTTTCTCCAAAAACTTTGTTATCTCTTCATCTGCTTTCTTTTCAAATTCTTTCTGTGCCTGACCTTTGCTTTCCTCCCAGGCTTTCTCCACAAACAGTAAAGGTTTTATGCCTCCTTTAAATCTTGCCGTTGTTTTTCTGCGTGGAGTTACAAAGCTGTGCTGGCTATAGCGGTTGGCAAGTGTACCGTAGTTATGCCAGTATGCTATCTGGTACGGATCCCAGTCCTGCCCCCGGCTGTTGCGGAACACTCCCTGCCTTGCATATATTCCCACAGCCAGAGTCATGCTCTTTCCTTTGCCCGGCTTAATCTTTATAGCCTTTCGCAGCGACTTAAGGTTCCCGGGCAGGTTTGCGATCATCGCTCTCTTAACCGGCTCTGCAGCCTTACGAAAAGCAGCTATTACCGGCTTGCGATAACCATTCTCCGGGAACTCCCTGAAGATCCTCTGCAGGTTTTCCATCCCTTCCACTGTGAACGATGCGCTCATTCCACAATCTTTTCGGCCAGAATTTCAATGAACAAATTATTAAGCCCTGTAACCATCAGTATATTATATTCCACTGAGCTGTCAATGAGCTTCATGTTTTCAACAATGCCGCTGTCATAATGAACCTGGTATTTATACCTGGGCGCTATTACCAGCCTGTTATTCACATAATTCTCAGGCTGTTCGCTGGCAGCGGTCCGGCTTGCCCAGAGATATTTATAATGAGTATAGGTTTTTACGGGAGCGCCCATAGAACTTTTTGTCGAAGTCAGCGACTTAAGCTCTATCTTACGGTCCATATTTCCTATTGCACCCATATCATCAAAATCTCTGTACCCTGTAATTTCTTAACAACCTTTCTGCTGCGCTCTGCTTCAGGGCCATCCCGAAGTTCAGCTGCATATTTTCAGGATTCAGGTAGAACTCTGTTGCCAGGAGAACTATGGCCTGCCTGATCTGTTTCGGTACTTCTGCGGCTGTGGCCCAGCCGTTTGTAAATTCGATAACCACCTGGTCCATCTTATCGCTGTCAACAGAATAAGTCTTGAAGAAGCGAAGCCGGGCTGTTAGTTCAATATTACTGAGCTGGTAATCTGTGGCAGTCATTGTTGTAAGCGAAGAAGATCCGTCCGGATAATACTTTACCGACGATACCGCTTCAACCGGACCGAGAGTTATCAGAAGATCATAATTACCATCCTCATCTGTATCTGGGAAATCATCGAGATATCCGTACCATGTTTCCCTGCAAAGCCTTCTTCCTATATCCTGCTGTACTCCTTCGGTTACATAGTCGAGTATTTCCTGCAGGTAGGTGTCCTGGGTTGAATCAGTTTCATCCTGGGCGCCTATATGCAGATTACGCTTGAACTCAGCGAGTGCAACAGGAGCAATGCTTGCAGCTGTTTTAATCTTATATCTCGGCTCTTTCATGTTGCCCGTTTGTTAAGTATGCTGTCATTGCGAGGAGTGAAGCGACGAAGCAATCTCACTACTTCAGATACTTCTTAATCTTCTTCAGCATTGCATTGCTTATGCCTACAACATCGAGCAGACCATCGCCGGCCTCTTTGATCTTTTCAAGAGAGTCGAATCCTGCAGTAAATAATTTATCCCTGCCCGGAAGATCATCCGGAAGAGGATTAACAGGATCCTTTTTAAACTCAACTATCTCTGCTTCAGGGATCGGGATGATATATCCTTCCGGCAGGAGCTTCTCAGCCCATTCGGGTGTTACATATCCTACGTCGCCGGCCACATAAGCAAATTTCGGATGCGCCTTAAGCCATTTAACTTTTACCATTGCTTTGAGTTTTTAATGTTTAAAAAAAGGGCGGTCTTCCCGAGCGAAGCCGAGGGACCGCCCCTCCTACCTAAAACTAACCTGACCTATGAAAAAAACAACTATGAATCGCAGCGTGCGTCTTTCATTGCAGCAAAGCTTGCGGCATGTTTAACAGCTGAGTCAAAGAACCCGTTAAGAACAATCCTTGTTTTGTTGCCTATACCTACGGTATAAGGATCAACAAGAACGTCGAGTGCGCCGAACTGAGCTATAATAAGTTCCTGCCAGTTGCCAAAGAGAAGTGCAGAGCATACTTCACTCTGATTCCCTTTTGTAAGATTATCAGGAACAGCAGTTGATACAAAAGCTTTATAACCCAGTAGCTGATCGGGAACATCTGTTGCCCATACTCTTTCAGGATGCCCTGTTTCACGTGCCGTGCTCTGCAGCTTCCATCTACCTGCAGGAGATACTGCATAAGCCAGCGATCCGAAATCTGCATTGCCGGCTGCAACCTCCTTTATAAGGGCAAGCATATTGGCAAGCGTGGGAGCTGCTCCATTAGTACCACCTGCAACATTACCTATTCCTGATGTTGCAAGGATACCTGTAGGACCATTAACAGCACCGGCTATAATAGCTTTCTCAAGCGTTACATACATGGAATTGATGAATAATCCGCGGATCAACTGCTCAACATTATATGCGCTCTGGTTAATAAGCAGCTTGGAAATATCCTGGTAGCATGTAATCCTTTTAGGAGTGATAGATACACTCTCGGTATCTGATCCGGCATCCGAAGCATCAGCAACTTCTGTTGCCCATCCGGTAGTTGCACCTGTGGCTACACGCGGAATGCTAAGATTACCTGTAAGCCCGCTCATTACCTGTGCCCCTGCCTGAACACAGAACAGCTTTGAATAAAGAGCATCGATAAAACCAACAAGGTTTGTCTGCACCAGCGGCGCAGTGGCTGTGGTAATATCAGCACGTTTAAAGCCCGGCATCCGCAGAACTTTCGAGCTTATACAGAAGCCGCTTATCTCTTTTCCGATAGCTGCCATTTCCTTACGGCCTTCCTGGTCCATTTCAAGTTCAAGCCCGGTGAGTGTTCCTTTCAGATTCTCCTGGATAGCCTTCACAAAGGAATAGTTCTTCAGATCTTTCTCTTCACCGGGAGTAAGAGCCGATCCCTGGTTAGCTGCGCGATTACGCAGATGATTTTCTTTCTGCTCTTCCATGCGGATCTCTTTGTCGAGTCCCGGTATGAGCGTGTCGTTCAGTTCAGTCCACCGTGCCTTCTCAGCATCAGTGAGCTTCTCTGCCTTATTGGCCAAAACATCCATTTCAGCCAGAAGGCCTTCTCTCTTTTGTTTCAGTTCGAGTGATTTCACTTCTTTTTTGGATTTAATTATTACTATAGATATTAGCCTTTAAGGCTGTTTACTCTTAATTTGCGTACACTCTGAAGCCTGGCAATCTGATCTGCCACTGCCTGCGGATCTTCGAGAATCTCTCTTACTTTTGCCGGATCCCTTTCAGGTATTTCCAGATCCTTACCGTCGAGCAGGGTAAGTATATCCCGCACCGTCATGGCTTCGAGTTCACTGAGCCGGAACTTACCGCCCAGCTCGCGGAAAGCATACATAAATGCTATATATCCTTCTTCCCTCAGCCGGCGCTGTGTAATATCGCGCTTGCCTGCCTGCGGGTTTGAAGGGATATTTACGATACTTGCTTCGAGGAGCTCCTGTCCCGCGAAGTAATAAGTCTCTTCAGATCTTCCCTGGGCCTCTTCCCCTTCACCGTATCTGCCTTCTCCCACTTCCAGGAATCCCACTGAGCTGCGCGAAAGAGATCCAAATAAAACCTTCTGGAATATTTTTTCAGCCAGCGGATTAACACTGGCAGGTTCAAACTCAACAGCGGCGATAAGCCTGCGATCCTGTGCCTGTCCTTCCATGCCTATTGAAACGCTCTTCCCTATCACAAAATCCGGGTTAGGATCTGTACACATTCCTCCGCTCAGGTTATGCTGGTAAGCAATAACCGGGTTAAGCCTGTAGTTATCGAGCTTCCAGTTGTCCTGGTTAAGCACTGTTCCATGCCTGTCCTTTGCAAATGTGGAAAGGATGAATGGGATAATGCGGCTCTCTGCAGCATCAGCTGGTATATCTCCTCTGATCCCGAATCCGTATCCTTTAGTTTTTGCCATTGTTCAGATTATTATTGTTTCCAACTATGTTTGCGGGTACAAAAAGTTCATCGCCTCCGGCAATGGGATTAAGGTTAAGTATCCTCCGGCCCTCATTGCGTGTCATTACTCCTGAGAGTACCATCTCTTTAATATGTGATGTCTGTGCAGCCAGGTCGCCTCGGAGCATACCGTCAAGATTATACCTGATTCGGATCTTTCCTTTCTCCCGGGGAAGAAGAAGCTTATCTTCAAGTTCGAGCTCCTGCCTGCGAAGCAATGGACGGAGAGTATATTTGACAAACTGAATATCCTGGTGCTCGATGTTTGAGAATGTGGCCCGCGAGAGATCTCCTATCAGGTGCGGGGGCACATTAAAGATCCTGCATACCTCTGTAAGCTGGAACTGCCGTGTCTCTATAAACTGAGCTTCGTCAGGAGGAATGCCAAGCGGCTTATATTTCATGCCATATTCCAGGATAGGTGTGGTATGGTCACCGGCAGATCCGGTATAATAAGCATCCCACCGTTTTTTCCATTCTTTAAACTCGGCATCCTTCATGTTGCCTTCAGTTTCCAGAACGGCTTTTATGTTTCCCCCCTTGCTGAAGAATTTGCCTCCGAACTTCTCTGCTGCCAGGCCGAGCCCTATGTTCTCCTTAGCTACCTGAATAGGACTCTTTCCCCATAGGCCGTCTGTTGAGAACATTTTATAATGAACCACCTCTTCAGAGAAGAAGGTGCCTTTGATGTTGAACTTCTCATCATTGACCTTGTAGAAGATCTTATTATCAGACATAACAGCTTCCACGCCTTTCGGATGGAGAGGGATAAGCCTGCGGGCTGTGCCGCTTCCTGCATTGTCGATAAGCGATATCCCGTTTCCCCAGCCCTGAAGCCATGCATTCATAAGCTCGCTCCATGTAAAGCCTATCATAAACTCATTCGGTTTCATAATAAGCTCCTTAACCTGGTGTTCGATAGGTGTTCGCTTGTTGTTCGATTCCTCGTAAGTGTCGATTCCGAATGATCCGGGCATTTCCGATAGAAGCCTTATACAGCTCCATACGGCGCTCATGGTAAGCGCTGTCTCTTCGGTTACATTAATACCTGAGTTGGATTCACCGGCAAGGAAACCGGAAAAAGAGCCTTTGAGGGAACTTAAAGAACGGCTCTCCTGAGGTTTAAAAAATGCCTTAACGCGTTCGCGTATTGATGCCATTTACTTCTTCATTGAAATCCGTAATCGTTTCTGATCTCTTGTGATTACAAATTTCCGAAGTAGTTTATGGCTATGTCTGTAACATTGTTTACAGAAATTAAATCATGTTATTAACCGATGTTAATTATGCTGACTTTTCAAACTTAAGATCACTTTTGAGCACCAGGTACGGATTATCTTCGTTATCCTCAATAAGCACAAAACCCGGGTAAACCTTAACAACCGTGCCATAGAAATCCCTTTTGGCTTCAACTCCTTTGGGCCACTGCCTGAAAACAAAATGCCCTTTATCTCCTGGTGTAAAATCAATCATATATCAAATTCTTAAAACATAACACTATCAAACCATAACAATAAATAGAAGTAACTTTCTTACTTCTATTTCATAGTTAGGTTGCATACTCGCCCTCGCTATTTTTTAAAGGCATTAACAGGCGAAATCCAGGACAACGGCAGTATTCCGCTCCGCTACATACAGCCGTGACACTTGACAAATTCGCCACTGCTTTTATAAGCATATAAAAGTAATGGCTCATTTTAAAACATCTGAGAGCTTTTCAAACTCACGGTTCGGGAAAGTATTTTCACCAAAACAAAGAGGACAAGTTTCAACCTTCACTTCATCTTCGCCATCAAAAATGTAATCAATATCAATCTTCTGCACCTCTACCTTTTCCTTACAGTGATTACATTTCACATATGTCTTTTCATAATCATAGAGATATTCTGGCTCAGGTCTATGATGCAGATCACGAAAATTATTTTTGTAATTTATTGTCATTCCTGGCTCTTTGAAGTAATCCTTGAATTGCTCTGGATTTTTTATTATCCCTTCTATCTCAATAAAATTGTCCATTGAATTTTGCACAACCGTTGTGACAACTATTCCTTCCTGGTCAAACCATTCTGGCTTTTTATATCCCGACCATTTAAAAGTGCAGTCAACGCTCTCAATTATAGTTGTCGTAGTCATAAATGCATTCGGATTCTTTTTGATTGAAGAGCGATCGATTTTTACAATAATTGTTTTCATATTATTAAATTAAGTTTATCAAATTTACAATTAAACTTCTGCATTCGCAGCGCCTGTTAAAGCCTTTAAAAAACCGCCTTTTTAACCAAGTACGCAACCTAACTACAGGTACATTTAACCCTGACGGGTCGCTTCGCTTAAATATACCAGTGTCCGTTATGGTTAAAGCAACGCATGAACTAAACCGTCCCTGCATGCGCTCCCGCAACGGTTCTATCGAACCGTGATAATTTTTGATCCTCATTAAATTGCAGCGTTAGATTTCCATTAATTGCATACGGATTGTAATTTGTCCATAAACATTCACTCGTAACTATTTTCCCAACATTGGATCTCTTCGGTTTATCAACTGATTTATAAAACCCAGTAAAGATCTCATCATAAATTGGAGAGTCATATCCTGATATCGCAACGAAACATTTTGCATCCTTTACTTTCTCAGCTATCGCACGGTGAAAATCATTATAAACTTCGTGGCGATATCGCTTTTTACTTTTGCGCAGACTCAATAAATATGGAGGATCAAAATATACAATGTTTCCCGGGCAGTTAACATTATCAAAAAGATCCAATGCACTTCGGTTTTCAATTTGGAATTGTCTTAACCTTGCAGTGATTTTTGCTAATCTCTTTAATTTTAGATTCCAATTATCCACCCGATAAAAATTTGTTTCGTGCAATACCCATTCGAATCCACATCCATAATGATCATTCTGAGATCCATTTGCCCCAAATCCTAATTGACTTTTTACAAAATATCGCCTGGCTCGTTCTACTGCAGTGCATTCAATTCCATTGATTGCATCAGTGATTATCCTATTCAGTTCTGCACGGGAAAAAGGTGTAAAATAAAGAGCTCTCAAAAATTCATCATAATTATCCCTGAGTACATTAAATAGATTTATAATCTCATTATTCACATCATTTACTGTGACAAGAGGATAATTTACGTTTAATGCCACGTTGCCGGATCCGCACATGATATCAATAAAATGATAATTACCGGCCGGAAATTTATTTATGAGCCATTTCAGATGAGGGTACTTTCCCCCGAAGTATGATATTAAGTTTACGTATTTCTGCATATTATTAAAATTTCGTTTTGTACCCTGATTCGCAACCCCGCCCGTCCCTGCAATTCTTACACCCTGCCGCTTGACTCTAACCATAACTACAGGTACAAGTAATGCCGGCTCAAATCCATGTCACCGTGATAGGCTAACTCCGGCACTCCTTCTACCAGTGTCCGTTAGGCGCAAGCGAAGAAATAAAAAACGCCCACGCACAACGGCTCTATCGAGCCGGGACGGTTAGTCGTCGTCTGGATCTGCGTGATAACTTTCTTCGCCGGCTGTTCCTGAAGTCAGAGATAGTTTATTTTTCTCCATAAATCTGCGCACATCCCAGATATCAATAGGTGCTGAATTGAGCATTTTAGCCCAGTGAGTAGCAACTTCTTCCGTAACTGGATTAATCGCATAAATAGCAGCGTGACCCAAAAGCCTTGTAAATGCTGGATTCTTGTCCGTCTCTGGGACATCTATTCTCAGCATATTACTGCCGGCAACATTCTGCTCTGAACATTTGCCAGCGATCCTGTTATGACCGAACAATTCAACGATTGCCCACGATTCAAATTTTTCTGATACATCCATTTTGTAAATATTTAAGTTAAAAAATCCTTCCCTTCTGTTTTTTATTTCTTGACCGAAACCTAATGCGCCTGCGCCTAACTACGTGTAAAGTGCATTAAAACGACACTTTACACCTGTCCGTTAGGTAACATAATCGCGACGCTAAACAAAAATTATTTGCCATCGCTCTTAATGGTTTTAAAGTATCTAGGATAATCCCTTCTCATTATTCTCTGGATAATTACGTTCTGACACTTGTGGACTCCATCAACCCACTCAGACATATCTGACGGATGCGTCTGTTCCATCTTGATAAATTCGTTATGGGTCTTAACTATTAAGCTCATAATTCGTTCTTCTTCCTTTGTGGTCGGTCTTTTTGCCATCGCTTAAATATTTTTTGTTTCGCCTTTTTAACCAATTACGTTACCTAACTACAGGTAGGCTTCATATTCCCCTCGCTTGAAACCGGAACGCTCACGAATCCTACCAGTGTCCGTTATGTGCTTTGTTACCATTTGTTTAAATATTTAGTTTATAATAAAATACGTTTGCTAACACCGTTAGGGTTTATTTATTAAGTCTCTGCCGGAATGAATCATAGCTTGAATACCTGAACTCATTGAATACCATGTAGAACTTATCATTCAGAGAATCAAACACAGCCTTTTCCGATACCTTTGGATTCTCCTTGCGCTGTGTCTGAAGCTCTTCCCAGAATACTTCAATAAATCCTTGCCTGGTGAACATTCTTATTATCTGGCTGTCAACTTCAACCCGCTTTGCTATGGGTTTTAAATAGGGCTTCTTCATGCGAACCTCAGTGAGTGATCTCTATATATTTCCTTATTATCGGCTTCATTATTCTTCGACATAAACCCTCCGATTGCAACTATGAGAGCCACAATGCCATCGATCTTTTCCCGGCTTCGCTTCTTATCGGGTTTAATATTGTTGTTTATATCCTGGTATATCTG